CACATTCGAACCGGATGGAATGAGAATTATTAATATGGATAAGTCTCATACTATTTTAGTTCACTTATTTTTAGCTGCACAAAACTTTGAGTTCTACGAATGTAAGAAGGATAAAATCATTATTGGAGTCAATATGTTTCATCTATTTAAGTTAATTAACACCATCGAAAATGATGAGACTTTAACTATCTATATTGAAAACTCCGATTATGTTGATGGAATTGTCTCTTATTTGACATTGAAATATGAAAATGGAGAAATTAAGCAATGCAAGACTCAAAAGTTGAGATTAATTGAGCCAGACCCTGAAGAGCTACAATATCCAGACGTTAATTTCTCATCTATCATCAATTTACCTTCTTCTGATTTTCAAAAGATTATTCGCGATTTGTCTTGCATTTCTGAGAAGCTTGAAATTAAGTCAGTTGGTAATGAATTGATATTTAAGTGTTCGGGTCAGTTCGCTTCTGCTGAAATTCATAGAGCCGAATCTGATGGTGATAATAAGTCTATGTCTTTTACTTTGAAGCAAGATTCGTCCAAAATTATTCAAGGCGAATTCTCTCTCAAAAACCTTGGGTATTTCATTAAGTGTACTAATTTATGCCAGCAAATTGAAATCTATTTGGAAAATGATTTGCCTTTAGTTGTCAAGTATAATGTTGCTAGTCTTGGAGAAATAAAACTCTGCTTAGCACAATTACCCTCATCATAAATGGTCACATAATTTTTAAAAATTATGTAAAATTTGAAATTATGGTGTTGTCAGTGTGAAATATACATTTCTTTATATTATAATTTATAATTGAAAATAATATAAAGAAATAATAGTATATAAACTATGCCTAAAAGATATACATTTGAAGAAGTTCAAAAGATTTTTGCAGATAAAACCTGCGTTTTGCAAAGCAGTTTATATACCAATCAAACATGTAAGCTTGAATATACTGCTACTTGTGGACATATAAATACAAATACACTTAAAGACTTTTTAAATGGAAATGGTCTAAAATGTAGAAATTGTGCTTTAGATATACCTAATTATGAAAAATTATGTAAAACGTTTTCTGATAAAAACTGTCAAGTTACTATGACATCTGAACAATTTCAAGAAAATTACAAAAATAATACGTGCAAAATTAATTATATAGCTTCTTGTGGTCATCAGAATACTGTTAGTTATAAGAACTTTACAACATTGAATCAAGGAATAAACTGTCCAAAATGCGTTCATAAAAATAATAGTCTAAAATTAAAAGAATTATACTCAAATGGTAATAATTTATCTTCATTAAACCAAGAATTTAATTCTATTAATTATTTTAAGAATTTGATAGACAATCATTTTATTGTAATAAAATCATTTGATGGTTGTAAGGCAGATATTACTATTAAAAAATTTGAAGAGACAGAAGATTTATGGTTAGGAATTCAAGTAAAAACGACAATAAAGAAAACAGAAAGAGAACAATATTATTTTAGGTTAAATAATGGTAAATATAACAATTGTTTAATATTATGTGTTTGCGATGAAGATAAAAAGATGTGGTTAATTCCATATGAAGAAGTTAATGGGCTGAAAACAATAGGAATTGCAAAAAAATCAAAATATAATAAATATGAAGTAACTATTGAAAATTTAATTGAAAAATTAAATCATTATTATATGACTATTTCAAAAACACAATTTGATATTTTAGATACACCAACAAGTATATTTCAACAACAAGAACAACAATATCGCAAAATTAGAGAAGAAAAAGTAAACTTTGTTGAATTTAAAAACAATAATATAGAAGGACTAGTTTATGATTTTAAAATTGGAGAGAAAAAGGTTCAAGAAAAAGTCGGAACAATTATGCACTCTAATAATGATTCATACTCTTTTAATTTAGTTAAATATAAATGTAGAATTAATGGAAAATGTAAAAATCAGTGCTATGATGAAGGAGATAATGATTTATATTGGTTAAACTGTAAAAATGGTAAGTTTTATGTCATTCCAGAAGAAGAATTAATTGTTCATGGTTACATAGGAAAAGTAGGAAAAGAAAAATTATATCTTTCGCCAACTAATAAAAATACAGAATGGTGTAACAAATATTTGTTTAATTACGAAAATATAGAAAAGAATAAATTGTTAGAAATAATAAATAAATAATTAATAAATAATATTTTAACATTATATATGTCAAGATATTATGCAAATTATGGTCAATATTTAGGGGCTCAAAGATGTTGTGATTTACGAGGTCAAGGACCACAAGGACCAGCTGGGCCAACAGGACCATCAGCTATTGGTCAAAGAGGATTTACCGGACCTACTGGTCCTAGTCTAACTGGGCCAACTGGTAGAAGTTGTAGAGGACCTACTGGTGATACCGGTCCAGCTGGACCTGCTGGCGGACCAACTGGCGATACTGGTTTTACTGGATCAACTGGTTCTACTGGATCAACTGGTTCTACTGGATCAACTGGTTCTACTGGGCCAACTGGTTTTACTGGGCCAACTGGATCTACTGGATCAACTGGATCAACTGGATCAACTGGTTTTACTGGGTCACGAGGCGATACAGGTCCTATTGGACCAACCGGTTTTACTGGACCAACCGGTTTTACTGGACCAACTGGATCAACATTTTGGATTACAAATTCTGTAACTAAATTTATACCTGGACCTACTGGAAGTTCTGGTTTTACTGGCACATATACAGGAATTAAATATACTGGAGATGTTATCATAGATGGAAGTTTAAACGTCGTTGGTGGAATAGACCCTACTTATATTATCAATTATAATGGAGTTACAGGTCAATATTCTAGATTAGACGATAAACAATTATTAATTAATAATGTAACAGGAGGAACAACTATTCCTGTAATTTCTTTAAATCAAACTGGAACTGCTGGCGGAGTTTTAGTAGAAGAAATGTATAATCAAAGAACCGCTCAAACTGGCGAGTTTAATAGAATGAGTTTTTATGCTAAATCCTCTACTGGTGTTAAAACTGAATATGCAAGAATATATCAAAACGCTCCTGTAATTACAACTGGTTCAGTAAGAGGTAGATTAGATTTTGGCGTTCAAACAGGTTCAGGAATAGTGGATTATTTAATTTTAAACGGACAAGCAGGTTCGGTAGGATTGGGTGCGACTTTGGATTGTAATAGTAATAGTATTCAAGAATGTAATGGTATTCAAACTCCATCAAACAACAATTATTCAAAAGAATATCCTATACAATATTTAACTGCTAATACAAGCGCTCCTACTGGTGGTAGTTTGGAAAACAATTTAAGATATGTTGCTTTTAGTTTGGGTAAAACTCCTACTTGGGAACAAGCGCAAGGTATTACGACAACTGGTTTTATTAGTGGTGTAGAAAATATAACTGCTTCCTATCCCAGTTGGGACGGAAAGTTTTGGGTTGGAACAGAAATCGGTAATATTTATTATAGTAGCGATGGAGGTGCTAATTGGACTTTACAGGGTTCGTATGGTGGTAGAATTAGAGTTTTTTGTCCTTATCAAAGTAATACTTTAATGGCGGTTGGTGGTGATTTTTCAAGCGTTTCATATAATTATTTAGTTGGTATTAATAATACAGGGTATAGTTCTTTTGATATTACAGGAAGTAATACTGGAATGAATGCTTCTGTCTATACTATTTACGATAATCCTGCTAATTCTTGCTTGTATATTGGGGGTGCTTTTACTGACTATTACAACATTCTTTCATCAAACTATCCTAAATGGATTACGCTGGATTACGCTACAAATACTTTTTACTCTTTTAGTAACGCCAGTAGTAATGGGTTTTTTGGCGGTGATGTATTATCTATTACGAAAGATACTGCGAACTCAAACTATATTATAGTTGGTGGTAGTTTTACAAGTCTTCAAGCGAACGGAAGTCCCCAAACTATTCCTTATTTATTTACTTATATTACTTCTAACGGATACGATTTGACTGGTTTTTTCAGTATTGGAACAACTTTGAATGCTCCTGTTAATTCTGTTAGTTCTTATTCAAGTGGAGTATATGTTGGAGGTGATTTTACTAATCCGTTGATTTCGCCGACTTGGACTGATAATTACGGAATATCTATTTTTTGGAATGGGTCAAGTTGGGATTTAAACAATTATATTTTTTCTCCTTCATTTCCTATTAATTTTATTACTCTTATTCCTGCTACTGGGGTGTATTATACAAATGAAGGTAGTTATATTAGGGCGGATACAATCCAATATGTCCCTAACCTACCTATTGGTTCATCTTGGAACTGCGTTGCTTATAATGGTTCTCAAACTTTATTTGCTACTAACACTCAAACTACCGCTGGGTTTTTGTTTTATTACTACGACCAAAATGTAGGTATAACGATTGATGGTGGTGGAAATGTTTTCCGTAATCAAACCAGTAGTGTATCTACAAATTGTCTTTTAACGAATATTAACTCTGCTGTTGAGATGATTTGGAATAGCACTTTGGGAGCGTGGTTTGTAATTAGTCAAGAGGGTTGTAGTTTCAGTTAAAAATAATATTAGATTAATATATTATGACGAGTGAAGGACAACAAATATCAGTTTTGGAGGAAATATTAGGTGAAAAACAATTACACCCTAACGCTGGTGGATTGTATTGGGTGGATAGTAATGGTGGTTTATATAAAGATGGTAATTTATTAACTAATGCACCTTTTAGTGCTAATTGGTCTTGGATAGGTCACTGTTGAGCCCGATAAAACTAGCGTCAATGTAAAAGGAGCTGGTCCTTATATGTACATTTAAAATAATAATTTAAAAAGATTTACTCAAATATTTTATGACAACTATAGTTTCGGCATTTATTAGCAATGTTAATTCAAGGATCGATAGAAATATTGATAATTATTACACATTAGGAAAATTGCTTTTAAAATCATCTACTCCAAAAATAATTTTTCTAGATGAAAATATGTATAATCTAATACAAGATAATGATTATAATAAAGAGAATACGCTTATAATAAAATATGATAAAAATGAAAGCTATTTATATAACTATATAAACAGTTTACATAATTTTAAGTTGAACACGGATAATCCATCAAAAGATACAATAGAATATATGTTTACCATGTGTAATAAAACTGAATGGTTAAGAAAGGCTATAGACAATGATATTTTTAAATCAGAAAATTTCATTTGGTTAGATTTTGGTATAAAACAAGTATGTAGTTGTTCAGATAATGATTTTATTCAAAAAATAAACAAACTACGTCATAAAAAATATGACAAGGTAAGAATAGGACATATTTGGGATTTATCATTACAATATAATATTGATGTGTTAAGACAAATATCATGGTATTTTGCAGGTGGCGTTTTTGGTGGTAATAAAAATAGTCTATTGAAATTTGCAGATTTAATGAAAGAAAAATGTATTGAAATTATGAATATAGCTGATACTATTATGTGGGAAGTAAATATTTGGTATATATTATATAAAGAAAACCCAGAGTTGTTCGAACCTTATCCATGTGATCATTCAAATTCTATAATTGACAATTATTAACTATATTTTACGATTGAATCTATATAATTTTTATCGTAAACTCCTATACGAGTTGTTCTATCCCAAGTGCTATAATTAATAAGAACACGATTATCTTCTACAATTATACTCAAACAATATTCGATCGGTTCTCCTTCAAACTTAAAAGGAGCTGAATATCTAATTAAATTCATGTCGCTATCAAATACTGATATAATATGATAATAATGCCTTGGATTTTCATATGAAACAATATGTCCTACAAACCATATTTCAGTTTCTTCAATACTAATTTTAATATTACCGTTAGAGTTTTCATCTATTTTTTTAATATAATTAAAACCACACGTCGAACCGCGGACTTTTGAAAATAATTTTGGCATATCCTTAGTTTCAGAAACTGTAATAGTATTATTTTCATTTAACTTGCAAATTTTTAATGGATACCAATCATATATTATACAATTATCGTTTTTATAATCTACAAAAACCCAATTTTTTTCACAATTAGAAGCATTAAAATTTTGTTTTAATTCATTTACTTGAAGTTTTTTAGAATTCAAATTGTATTCACCTGAAACAATCCCGATGTTATTTGATTGATGATATCCAGTTCCTATGTAAATTAATTTATCTTTATATGTATCTTGATAAATTCGAACATCTTCAACTCCAATATATCTTCTTCCATCAAATTCAACTTCTAACCAATCCTCTTTAGTAACTTTAAAATCGTTATTCAATTCTACAAATTTATTAACAGTTATAATATGCTTATCGCAATTTAAATAACCACCGCCTTCATTAATAAGATAATTTACATATCTAATATTTAACATATAACCAGTTTTTGTATTATTTTTTATTAAACAACTCGAAGATGAAGTCAAGATAATCTTTTCATTGTTTATTTCAGATATAATTGAATTATCTAAAATGTATTTTGTTTTAACAGGTAAAATATCTTTATAAAATTTAATATTAGATAACAAATTAGCTACTTCACTACCATTATGATTATTATTTATTACTGTAATAATCTCATCATTTATATTTTTAATACCATTATACGCAGCAATAATAGTGTATTCATAATATAATTTAGATTTGTAAATATCGCTGTGTAAAAATAAATAATGGTCTCTATTAATATCTTTATCCAGATATTCTTTGCACATATTGTAAATTGTAAATGCTAGTTTATTTTTTCCATTAACTCTGTAATAATTCATTAGTTCATATAATCCTTCCAGTCTTTCAGGATAGTAATTGTAACCTTCCATAAAATACCATAAAGCATCAGACATTTTTTGTTGTTTCATATAGCATATCCCTATTCTATAGTAACTATACCACATTTCTTCTTTCCAGCCATCGATTGTAATTCGTTTTTTATACATATTAATCGCTTCATTAAAACGTCCTAAATCATGATAACTATTAGCCAAGTAAAAATAATATCTAGCATTATTAGGCTCTTCTTTAATTCCATCTGTAAGCAATTTAATATCGCGTTCAAACTTATCGTTTTTACAACCTCCATCCCCAATATCTCTAATAAAAATTATAGCTTTATCAAATGATGTAGTAGTTGTATTTAGTGGAATTTCAATATACTCATGTGTTACTCCAATATATTTAAAGAGTCCATTGTTTTTAACAATTCTCATATTTTGATAATAAAAAGAATCATTACCTTGAATAATATTAAAACTATCGGCAGTTATTAATGTTTTTTTATCAAATAATTTAACATCTAAAATCATATCTGCATCTAATAAAATAACATAATCAGACATTCCAAGACAAGACTGCAATGCAAAATTTCTATTATAGCAAAAATTTTTAAATGGTTCTTGTACTACTTTTCCAGACACACCATTATCTTTAAAATAATTTTCAATAATTTCAACTGTATTATCAGTCGAACCAGTATCACAAATGCAATAGCAATCAATAATAGATAAAACAGAATCGAACAATCTAGTAATTATTTTACTTTCATTTTTAACAATCATATTTAAACATAGTGTTGGACCGTTATTTGCAAGCGTTGATTCCATATGTATTTAAAATATATAAGTTTTTAAATTAAAATATATATTATAAATATATATTATAAATATATAAAATGGCATTTACAAGATTTAAATACGACGATTGTAGAACAAAAAAAGCATTGCAACAAGCAACTGACCCCGGAAGATGGATTTTAAATGTTCCGGGTAACGGAGCAAATCCCTGTTATATGGAAGACCCGCAAATTATTATTCAAAAATGGGGAGCTAATTTAAGAACAAATACAATAAATTTAGAAAGCGACTTAAGAGGTGTAAATAGGATTTTGAGTAGAGATTGTTTAGGAAAAGACAATTACCAAAATTATAATGTGCAAAATCAAGCTATTCAATATCCAACATGTGTGAATCTAACTACAGAACAATCTCGTACAACTAATCCAGCTTGGTGGTACAGAGATTTAGAACAAACTGATTGGGGATATCCTCCATTAAATCCACAAGTAAATGTTTGTCTTCCATTTCAAAATAATTTAAGTACAAGAATTTTAGAGAAAGATTACTTCACTCCAAAGAGAGATTGTGTATTAAATGAAACAAAAAATATGTTACCGTCTAGTTATAATTTAATTCGAGGTGGATATGTAGGCGGACCTACTACTTGCAATCAGACAAATTCTTGTCAAAATGTCCTATAAATTTAAGATTATTATATATGAATTAAAATATAATACTCTATATATATAAATATGGAAATAGCAGTCCCATTAATAGCATTAGGTGGTATGTATGTAATATCAAATCAAAAAAACGAAGATTGCACTAAAAAAGAAATTAGAAAGTTAACCCAAGAAAATTTTACAAATATGGGAACAAGAACTAATTTAGCTACAAGACAAAGCGAGAGATTTGGCAATTATTTACCAAATACAAATCCTCCTCCTCAAAATTTTCCTGTTTCCAATATAAATCAACTTGTTGACACTGTTCAACGATATCCTAATCCAAATTCAGCAACTGATAAATATTTTAATCAAAATTTATATGAACAAAAAGAGCGACAAGGTGTTGCTGTCGGTAATACTCCTCAAGATATTTTCTCTCTAACAGGCAATTATTTGAGTTCAGATCAATTTAAACATAACAATATGATTCCTTTTAATGGTGGAAAAGTAAAGGGTCGTACATATGATATGAATATTACAGAATCCGTTTTAGACAATATGATTGGTTCTGGTTCTCAGACTATCAAAAAAATCGAACAAGCTCCTCTTTTTAAACCAGAGGAAAATATGCAGTGGGCTTATGGTATGCCTAATCAAAGTGAATTTTATCAATCACGTGTTGTTCCTGGTATGAAAAATAACAATGTTAAACCATTTGATACTATCATGGTTGGCCCTGGTTTAGATCAAGGTTACGGTATTAATGGTTCAAATGGTTATAATTCAGGCATGGAGGCAAGAGATAAATGGTTGCCAAAAACAGTAGACCAATTAAGAGTTGAAACTAACCCTAAGTTGGAATATGAATTATTAGGTCATGAAGGTCCAGCTGATTCATTTATTAAAACTGATGCTACAACACAGATGTTGGGTCGTGTTGAAAAACAACGCCCAGATACTTTTTTCATTAATACTCAAGACAGATGGTTAACAACTACGGGTTCTTCAAAAGGTGAAACATTGAGACCAATTCAAGAGATGGGTATTGTAAGAAGAAATGATATTCCAATCGAATATATGGGTCCAGCTGGAGCGATAGATGTAAAGGCTTTAACTGCTCCACAAAATTATGAACCTTCAAAACGTCACGAAGTACTTGAAGGAATGGTCAATCATTCTCGTGCGATTGGTAAAGGAGACCATACAGACAAAGATATTTTCTTAAAAAGTCACACCAATTATGAGAACAATCGTTCGACCGTTAAACAACCCGACACAATGCGAAGCGGATTTAGTGGTGCAATTGGTGCTGTTATTGCTCCATTGATGGATATTTTAAGGCCAACTAGAAAAGACGAGACCATTAATAGTGTTAGAGTTTATGGCGATGTAGGTACATCAGTGCCAAAGAGTTATGTCTACAATCCTCAAGATACTACTCCTACAACCATTAAAGAAACTAACTTACATACAGTCGATTTCAATATTAATAATCAAAAAGAAGGCATATATGTTAACAATTATAGTACTCCTGATTTAACTCAAAGAGATACTACTAGTAGTGAATATTTTACTGCTGCAGGTGGTTATGCTACTGGATATGGAGATATGAATTATGACGCAGCTTATAGACAACATAATAATGATATTAAATCTCAGACTATTTATAATAGACCTAATCAAGGTGGCACTCAAATATTTAACCAGCAAATGAATATACATTGCAAAGATGATTGTGATAGATTTTCAGGAAGAGTTAATCCTGCATTTTCAAGAATATCTGGACTACCTCCTTCTGCTCAAACTTACGGCGCAATTCATGCTCCACAATACTATAATGAATGTGCTGGTTGCGATAGAATAAATCCAGATATATTAACAGCCTTTAAGAATAATCCTTATACTCATTCATTGACTAGTTCTGTTTAAACACAAATGCTAAATGGGGTAAAATGTCAAATTCTTATAACTAGTAAAATGAGTATTTATCCAAAATGCGCCACTTCTTTTATGGAATTTGTTCAAACCGACAAGATACTATTAAATAAATTTGTAAGCAAAATTAAATAAAGTAACACCATTTGATGTAACATTAAGAGATGGTTTACAAGTAATGACTCGTGTCGAACAAGAAAATTTTGATATTAATGAGTTATGAACAATATTATAAATTTAAAAAAACATACTTATTAAATAAGTGATGAGTTAAATTTATATTTAAATTAATACGTTCTATTTAAATATAAAAAGACTACTCAAAATATAGTAACTTAAATGTCATTAAATATACATCAATCTATAAAAGAAAAATTAAATTACTTTCATGAAATACATAAAATTCCCAATATCATATTTCATGGGCCATCAGGGAGTGGAAAACGTTCTATCGTTAATGAATTTATTAACAAAATTTATGACAATGACAGAGAGAAGATAAAATCATTTGTTATGTATGTTAATTGTTCACATGGAAAAGGTATCAAATTTATTAGGGAAGAATTAAAATTTTTTGCAAAGACACATATTAACTCAAATGGCGGAAATACTTTTAAAAGTATTATACTATTAAATGCAGATAAACTAACGATGGATGCACAATCTGCTCTCAGGAGATGTATTGAGTTATTTAGTCATAATACACGTTTTTTTATTGTAGCTGAAGATAAATACAATTTGATGAAGCCAATTCTCTCAAGATTCTGCGAGATATATGTTCCTGAACCAGTTCTTAATGGTCAAATAATTAATTTGTACAGATACAATTTAAATGAAGTATTTAAAATGAAAGATTTAAAAATCCAAAAAAAATTAACATTGTCAAAAGAATTGACAAAAATTAATAAAAATATAACATTAGAAGATTTAATGAATTTGTGTACAAAATTATATGAAAAAGGTTATAGTGCTTTAGATGTATTGACATTATTAGAAAATCCTAATTTTTTGAAAGCAAATATATCAGAAGAAAAACGTTATGAATTGCTGATTTGTTTTAATCGTGTTAGGAGGGAATTTAGAAACGAAAAATTATTGTTTTTGTTTATTTTAAATTTCATTTTTTTTAGTTCAGAATTATGTTTAGAAAATATAAGTTTTATGTAAATGGACGATTTCAATGTTAGTGCGCTTCATGAGTCTAAAAATGAATGGGGATCCAGATTGGTTACCTTATTAACACCTTTAGTTATTGATGGTTATAAATCTATTCTTGAAGAATCGGTTAAACTTTGCAAAGACAATAATGAAATGGATAAATATCTTATGACATTTCAAAATTTAATCTCCAGAATTCCAAAATGGAATCAACAGATTGTTGAGAATGAGAAAAAAAGAATTTGCGAAAAATCAGGATGTAATTATTTAGAAGATTTAGTAACATGTGTTCATATCATTCAGCTTAAAATTTTAACTGCCATGCGTGTCGGACAAAAACAAAAAAAGATTGATATCAATATACCTAAATTAGATGATTTCATCCATAAAGTATATATTAGTGTAGCTAGAAAAGTATATAAAAATGTATATCTATTTGAATTAAATATCCAACCATTACAAGTACAAAAAAACTATAGAGAGTTGGAAATTATTGTACAAGAATGCATTTTAAATACGTTGAGAGAAAGTATTCCGGTTGAAGCAATTTTAAAGGCATACATGGACGAGTCAGTTGAAGAAGATGTTATTGAAGAAGTGAAAGAAGAAGTAACACATGAGCCAATAAAATCACCTGCTAATTCTCAAGTTGTTGCTGAAGGTATTCCTGAACAACCAGTACAAAAAGGTATCAGTTTCAATGATATAGATTATGTGCAAACTGACAATGGAATATCTCAAATACCTGCTCCAAAAAATATCGAACGTCTAGAAGAGATTAGTGCGATAAGATATGAACAAAGAAAACGCGAACAAGAGGATGACGATGATAATATTAGATTGAATATTTCAGACCAACCTTTTAGTTTGGATAATTTAGATGTTCATAATATTGAGGAGCCAAAGTTGGACTTATTACCAGATTTATTAATTGATGAAATTGAAGTTTTAGAATAAAATGCGTAAAATATGTTCTAAGATTGTTCTTAAGTAGTTTAATAAATGGCAAGTGTATTTGTAGTAGCAGGTGTGATTGCGGTCACATTTTTCTTGGCAAAATTCTTAGAAATGAGATATATTGAAAAAGAAAGTAAGCCATTAAAATTACTAATTAGAGATGCTCTTATAGTTTATTTTAGTGTAATAGTAGCTAATTTTGTTATGGAACAATTGAATACAGCAATGGAAAGTAGCGGTGGTGGTAAAAAAGTAACTCCAGTTTTTACAGACAATCCTACGTTTTAAATTATTATATAATTATAAAAATATATCTATTAATTTACACCTTTGAAGATAGTATTTACACATGTATTACTTCAAAAGGGGTTGATTATGCAGATTTATCATGGTCTTTCGATTATTCATCGACCACTAAAACAAAACCAAAAACAGTATAAAATATGATGTCAAATATACAGGCGGTTCATGTACATCGTCAAGCAAAACATTTACTAATTAACGCCCGGTCCAAACCTTGACCACTGGGGCTTTTATAGTGCCTTTTTTTAAGTCAACCATATATTCATCATACGAATAGCCCCATGTTTGATATTTCATAATGTCGCCAAATAAGGATTTTTGACGTATTATATTTTGATATTCTGTAAAAAATATGCAACCAAGTATTCTCTCTAGACAACATCTATCTATTCTGCGACTAACTGCTGATACCAATTGTGTTATGCCATATTTATGTTCTATTCTTTCTAAAAAACCCAAACTTATATAAGACTGTACACCAAAACATCCAAACCATTTGTCATGAGGCAACCCTATAATAGTATCATTTGATAGTTTGCTATCAAGCGTTTGGTAGTTTTTTAAATATCGCATAATTCTTTTTCTATTTTCGACATCCTCTTTATCTGGATAAAAGAACCATAAAGGTAACACACTCATACCATTTAATTTTTCAAATGCTATTCGTTTGTGAAAAAATACACTATCATGAATTATTACAGCATTTTTGAAAAATTTATGTTTTAAGAAATAATAATATGGCAATAACTCACCTCTTCCTTTAAACTCGGATTGAATTATTTCTATATTTTTATATTCAAATTCAGCCTTTACATACTCATAATTACTATTATCATCTATAATTACAATTTTTCTATAAGGATATAGGGTTCTTAAAAGTTTTACACAGTGATTCCAATAATTATTTGTTTTTGCAGAGTTTACATGCCTAGTTATAATAAATCCATATAAATTACTCATAATATATATAAATATTATCTATTATGAATTAACTATAAAAAATTTTTGATTTTAAATATGCGAAGGAATTTTATCAATATCAATTACTTCATCTATATTCTTAATATCTCCATTATTAAATTTTGAAAATGCATCAAATTCTGGTCGTTCTAATTGTGCTTGTGGGGTATGATAATGAACACATCTAGCTATCATTTTATACAACTTAAATTCCGGATATCTCTCTACACCATTATTCTTGTAAAGCATATTAATACCTTTATCATCTAGACACCATTCAAATACAAGATGTTTAATAGGGTCTGTTATTTTACTCAAATCTTTCATTTCTTCAAAATCATCTATAATATAATCAAAAATAGAACAAGCTAAACGACATAAATCAAAACTTGGATTTGGTTCTAATCTCGGTTTCTTGTCATTAAAGTATGGTTCAGTATTATATTGAGTAGCGGCATCTCCCCCAGTTTGAAAACTATCACTGCAAAACAATTTACCATCAAATTTAAAAATGCTTCGACCAAAATCGATTATTTTAAATAAACGACCAAATGTTGGCACTTTGTAGTACTTTTTCTTATAGCAATAATACAAAAATTTCTTATCTGTATGATTATACATTACATTATTTGTATGCAAATCATTATGAGTAAAATTGAAAGCCTTTTGATATGTAATTAAAATCATTATTATTTGCATGAATGCCGATAACCATTCTTCTGTAGTTAAATCCTGTGTTAATATCAAATCATCAAACGTATTTTCGCAGTACTCCATAGCAATAACTTGAACAGGAAATCTCGGAATTGTTACTTCTATTCTCTCCTCCTCAAACTCTTCATCATCATCACTTGCATCTGTCCAATCACCATCATTATCACCATTGCTATTTTTTTCATCTATTTTCTCTGAATCTGAATCAAAAACTTCTGATCCATCGCAATTTTCGCATTCTTCTGCGTCTTCGTCATTTGTATAAGATGAACGAGACGAACATGTCGAACTCGATTTAAGGGTGACTTGATGGTCTGTTAAAATATTTGTATTTGTTAAGTCAATCAAATCAATTGACATTTCTCTCAAATCATTCAAACCTAAGGTTTCTGTGTTTAAACTATCATCAAAAATATCTTCAAATAACTCATTATTTACAGAATTTAAAGATTTTAAGCTTACATTATTACCAATTGTTATAGGTTTTAATTTTGCAGAATCTTGTTGAAATAAATGGTCGTAGTCATCAATTTTAAATAATTGATTTTTATTTTTATTGAAAAATTCTGAGTTATTTAAGTAATCAATATCATCAAAAACATTCAATTTAAAATCATTTTTAATTGCCAAAAATGAACCATAATAATCAATACCATTAATAAATTTATAAGTATGACGTAACTGACTTGATAAAAATATAAACATACCATCTACATATCCAGCATTATTACAATCAATAAATTTAGCATTGCAATCTTCTGTAGTTGAATTAATTTTTGGAAGATTAAATAGTTTTTGATTAGATATGTCATATTTACCAATCATATATTTATATGGGTCTAGAAGTGGCGCCAATTTAAAAAACACTTCTTTATCTTTTACCTTATTAGTTTCGATATTTTTTATTCTACAATTAAACAAATTATGATTTACTTCTTCTTCATTATCACGTGAATCTCCTTTTGGCTCAATATTTGATATATACCATTTATTATTGAGATTGATGCTATTATAATTCGTATCATTCAAATTAAAAAATCTTGTGTAAATAGGTATATAGTTTTGAATTTTGGAGAGAAAAAGTGAGTCAGACTCTTCAAAACGTTTGAATAATTCGGTATTCTTCCTCTTTTGATAATTAATGCTTATCATCTTTAGCTATTTAAGATATAAATTAAATGTGTTTTTAACTAATTATTGAGAGAATAGATTTAATCTCTCTAAAGATTTCTTAATATTAAAATTATTTAGCGTTTAAATAAAATTAAATTTCTTTTTTAAATAGTATAAAATGACCCTTGAACTTAAAAAATTCGACATGAAAAGTATTCAGTTTAAGCCAAATGAAAATAAAGGTCCTGTTGTTGTTTTAATTGGTAAGCGTGACACAGGTAAGAGTTTTTTAGTCCGTGATTTATTATGGTACCAACAAGATATCCCAATTGGTACTGTTATATCGGGAACTGAAGAAGGCAACGGATTTTATGGAAAAATGGTGCCGAGGTTATTTATACACAATGAATATAACTCTGCTATTATTGAGAATATTTTGAAACGCCAACGCACCGTATTAAAACAGGTCAAGAAGGAAATGGAGACATATAAACGCACAACAATCGACCCGCGCGCATTTGTAATTCTTGATGATTGTTTATACGATAATACATGGTCTCGTGATAAGCTTATGCGTTTACTTTTTATGAATGGTAGACACTGGAAGGTCATGTTAGTCATCACGATGCAATATCCATTAGGCATCCCTCCCACACTGAGAACCAACATAGATTATGTATTTATTTTGAGAGAAAATTACATTGCTAATAGAAAACGAATTTATGAAAATTATGCTGGTATGTTTCCTACTTTTGAAGCATTTTGTCAGGTGATGGATCAGTGCACTGAAAATTATGAGTGTCTTGTTATTAACAACAACTCTAAATCTAATAAACTTAACGACCAAGTATTTTATTATAAAGCTGATGCACATAATGACTTCAGATTAGGCTCAAAGGAATTCTGGGAATTGTCTAAGGGAATGCCCGAAGAAGACCAAGAAGAACAATATGACCCTTCCAAGACTAAGAAACGAGGTGGAGGACCTCGAATTAGTGTTAAAAAGGTTAATAAATGGTAAAAACTTGCTTTTCCAAATCTTCCTTTTATAAATAAAACCAAATTATAATAACTTAAAGATACTTAACTATTATAATTTATAATATGGAACGACTTGACATCGTTAATCTACTTGAGAATAATCCAATCACTAAACTTTCAAATGATTATAATCATAGATTATTATCTAAAATTAAATCAGAATTTACAAATGAAGAACAACAATTATTTTTAACTAGCTTTTATTGCTATTTAAATTATCATCCTACAAATGATTTTGTGATTGACTTGGATAATGTATGGAAATGGTTAGGATTTTCAACCAAACAAAAATCAACATTTTTACTTTATAAACATTTTGAATTAGATATTGATTATATTAACTCGCTTAACCTTAAGGATAAGCAAGATTTAAAAAAACACGGTGGTCAAAATAGAGAAGTAATTATGTTAAATATTAAAACATTTAAACTTTTTTGCATATTGGCAGAAACTCAAAAAGCAAAACAAATTCATAAATATTTTATAAAATTAGAAGATCTTTTACACGAAGTATTAGAAGAAGAAGCCATAGAATTAAAAATTAAATTACAACAAAAAGACAACATTATTTTAGAAATTAAACAAACAGCTGAAGAAGAAAAAAATAAACTAGAAAAACATAAATTGAGAGCAGTCGAACAAGCTATTATAGCACAATTTCCAGTCAATACAGAATGTATATACATTGGAACAATTGATAATACAAATGAAGAAAACGAAACATTAATGAAATTTGGACATACAAATGATTTATCGGTTAGAGTTCAATATCATCATAAACACTATAATAATTTTAATTTAGTAAACGCTTTTAAAGTTCAAAATAAAGTAGAAATTGAAAATTTAATTAAAACTGACCCTAAAATTAAAAAATATATTAGAACTATTCAAGTCAACGGTAAAAATAAAACCGAAATAATAGCTTATAACAATTCAAATTTTACAATTGATAAGTTAACCAAATATATAAAAGACATTATACATATGAAAATGTATAGTATTGAAAATTTTCATAAATTGACTAATAGAAATGAAGAATTAGAAAAAGAAAACGCATTATTAAACGAAAAAAATATTAAATTAGAAAAAGAATTATCCAGCAAAAATATACAATTTATTAATTTAAACGATGAATTTGACAAGTACAAAGAAAAGTATAATTTTGAATTAAAAAAAGAAGAATCAGTTTATCAAAATGTATTATTGCCAGAAGACGAAACAACACAAAAATTTAACGACTTTGTAGCCAACTCATGTATTATTCGCACTGACGTTGAAGAAAAATCAGTTAATTTAGAAGGTAGATTTAGATTATGGAATAAAATTAAACCTACAAAAGAATTGTTTCATTCTCTTAAAAATTACCTTGATACACGATTTAAACCAAGAAGAATAGAAGGACAACATGGATATGTAGGAATTAAGTTAAAACCTATTGAATACAAAAAAATGAGTGAACAATCGGATGTTGAAACTTTCATATTTCAAATGTGTCAATTTTCAGATTGCGGAAAGATACTGAACTCATCACTTTTGAGGGAATATCAAAAATGGAAAATGATGGTTGATAAATCTTTATCTGAAAATGACATGAAAGAAATTAAGGACTATCTTAACAATTGTCCTTATGCTTTAAAAGCTACTGTTTGGACAGATGAAGGAAATAATGAAGGATACTATGGTTTAACGTTAAAAGAAAAATATCAAAACGTAAAATCAAATTACATATCAACAACAGGTAAAAAAGTATATAAAAAACATAAAGAAACTAACGAATTATTATGTATGTGGGAGACAATTGCTAAGGCTGCTTTAAATGAAGGAATATCTACGGCTAAAATGAGTAGATGTGTTAAAAATAAAACTATAATTGATGACTATTATTACACAGATTTAAAATAAATAAATATTATTATTATTTAAATATTATAAACAATTTTATGACAGTCAATTTAACTTTGCATTATAATCATATATTTAATGAACTTAATTATATGATTCTATTATTTTATTTCTTGTTAGCAAATGGCCCAGATTTCAACAAACTTTGACCATTATCAGTCTTTCCAATTACAACATTCTCTCCTTCGAATAATTCGGCACAGATGTCTGCAGTAGAAATGTTTTCTTGTTCACCCAATGCGAATTCTTGAGTATTTGTATTATTGACACCAATCAAGTTACCTTGTTCATCAATTGTTTGTGTAAGCGAATTTCCACTCTTTTCAGCTCTCTTTACATTATCTTCAATTGCCTTTTGCTTAGTTTCCTTAACACGTTGCTCGAATGCAGTCTTAGCATTAGCTTCATTCTTTTGTTTCTCATGCATCAATTGATTAAGCTCTTCCTCCATATATTCAACACGTCCAGTCTTATATGCTTCAGGGTCCCATGGCATCCATGTTCCAACTGGTCCAACAAAGACATCATGATTTGGGTCAATTTCTCTCAACATTTTACATCTTAATTCAGCTTCTTCTTGTGTTGGATATACACCGCGAACTTTAAGACCTCTTGTACTAGTTTGGAAGTTATTTGCAATGTCAAATTTCTTTTGTAAATCATCTTCATGATTATCTAAATAAGTTTTATAATCATCATCGAGTGAAGACTTTACCAAATTCTCTTTCTCTTCCTGAACAAAATCCTTAAAATCTTTATTTAAATCCTCAAATGAGAGATTATACTTAAAAGAAATAAAATTTACGAATTGAAGAAATTTTTCCATAGACTTATTGAATTCCCAGTTCTTTAGGAATTCTTCAAAAAAGAATACTTCCTTTTGCTTTAAAACTTTTTCTGGAGATACAAAAGACATGCAAACAAAATTTTGACCAGCAATTGGTTTATCAGTTTCTAATATATCGACATATTTAGGGTTTTCTTTTCCATTAGATTGCTTTCGCTCAAATCCCTTTTTAGAAGATTGCTTAGTTTTAGAACGATCCATTTTAATTAATTATTTTATTTATTTTTAAGTTTTTTAGCGCACAAATTATTTTTTCTTGATATTTAATATAATGAACGGTTTAATTAACGTTGGTGAACTTGTCAAGAGAATTATTAAGTACCTTGTTGAAGGTTTAATGGTCGCTATTGCTGCGTATGCTATTCCTAAACGTTCCTTGAACATTGAGGAAATTATTTTGATTGCCTTAACTGCTGCTGCCACATTTAGCATTCTTGATACCTATGTTCCATCCATGGGTGTAACTGCTCGCAGTGGTGCCGGATTTGGTATTGGTGCTAATCTAGTCAGATTTCCTGGGGGTTTTTAAACAGACCATAAATGGTAATGATTTTTCTAATTTCATAAAATTTTGAAAACAATGCTTTTATGAAAATAATATAAACACATAATATTATTATTATTAAAATGAAATTTAATAATGAAACTCTTAATGAATATTGTAATACAAGTAAAATCACCTTGTTAAAGTCCTATGAGAACATTAATAGAGAAAGTTATATTGAAGGAAAATGCATTTACGATGGATGTGAAAATAACTTTAATAAAATTTTTAGACAATTAATAAAAACAGGAGCTTATTGTAGCGATTGTATGGAAAAAATTGCAAAAAATAAAATACGCGAAGCAAAAGTTAAATATGATATAAATATTTTAAATAAATTTTGTGATGAAAATAATATATTATTAACAGCTGACTATTCAAATAAATTTGTTAATAGGGATACAATAATTGAAGGCATATGTAAAAAATCTGATTGTGAAAATTTTTTTAACAAACCATTTAGACAACTATTAAAAATTAACGGATATTGTGAAAACTGTAGTAAAGAAAACGGTAAGATTAAAATTGTAGAAACGAATATAAAAAAATATGGTGTAGATAATGCTATGAAATGTAAAGATTTTAAGGATAAACAAAAACAAACTATGATAAATAAATATGGTGTTGAACATAACTCTCAATTAGTAAGTATCAAACAACAAAAGATAGATAAAAGTATTGAAAAATATGGAACCAATTATGTTTTACAATCTCCGGAAATAAGAAATCAAATAAAACAAACCAATTTACAAAAATATGGTTGTGAAAATCCACAACAAAATGACATAATTAAAAATAAACACTATGAAACAAATTTAAAAAAATATGGTGTAAAACATAATTTACAATGTAAAGATTTTAGGGATAAAGTTATTGAAACTAATATAAAACGATACGGAGTTCCACATCATTCACAAAACTCAGAAATAGCTGAAAATATGTTAAAAAGTTCGTATAATAAAAAACAATATATATTGCCTTCAGGTAAAATAATAACATA